ATCAACTGATTACTGAGCATCAAAATCAACTTCTAAAGTGAACTTTTCATTTGCAGTTTGAAGTACTGCTTGTTCATTTACAGGGTCGATTGATTCAACTTTGAAAGGAGCCGCAACCGTTACAGGTTCGTTGTTAGCAGGGGTGAAAGCATAAGCAGCAGTTAGAGCACTAACCACTCCTACGAATCCCATTGATTTGACTATGTTCGCTTTTATATTCATAATCTTCTCACTCATTGAGTAAAACCGCCTAGACTCTGACCCCTATGGCGGTTTTTGTTTGTTGATGAGATAAATATAAGAAAACTTAGTTTTATTGTCAATAAGAAATCTTATTTTAATTTAAGAAATCTTACTTTTGTGTTTTAATAGACAAAAGAAAACCCACACTGGGTGGGTTATTTGGAGTTTATTGAGATGAGCAAAGAAAACCTTTATTTCTGCTTAAATATGTTCTCTAGTTGCGGTGCATTATCATTTTCTATTTTCACTTTAGGTAGACATACTTATCTTGGGTTCTTTTTTGGCGCCCTATCTCTGGTATTTTTTTTAGTATTTATTGTTGCATTAATTAACAAACTTTCATCTTGTCAATGTAAGAAAGAACAGCAATAAGCACTGTAATCAATGTTAAAAAAGTAGTTAAAAAGTACTTCCATTCTTGCTTAATTAGTATCAATAGGGCAATGAATGGCTCAATAAAATAACTCAAAAACCTAGCAACAGGACTTCTATAAGGCTCCCTTATAATTGTATCAATGCCAGTAGCAGGGTTGCTGTCAATTAGACCTGGATCTCCTTTGTACCAAGTCTTAATCTTTTTTACTAATTCTCCAAACATATGTTATTCTCAACTTATCAATTATCTTGTGATATTGGTGGGCGCAAAGGCTAATGCTGCCAACATTAGTCAATCCAAGACCTTCCTAAGCTTGGGTGGAAAGACCGACTTACTATCGGTCTTTTTTTATTATTTAATTTTCTGACCTAGCTTTCCTTCTTTTACCAACTGCACTACTTGTTCATTTGTAAGGACTGGAATAAAGACTTTATCACCAATGTCCTTTGAGAGGATCTTCACTTCTTCGGCTGTTAGCACCAAAGCTTCTCCATGTTTCGCAGCATCATTGATGCGAGCAATAATCTGGTTGATTGGTAGTTTTGAATTGTCCATAAAACATCCTGCGATTAATGGGAATAAGGGTGTTCTTGTCTGTGCTGACTTGGCGGCACGATATCTGTAATAGCGGTAATACTTTCAACCTCATCCATTTCAAAGAAAAATCGCTCCCCACCATTCACAGAAAGCAAACTTAAAACCCCACCATTGATGCCGACAAATTCTTTAATTGTGCATCTTCCATCCTTCAAGCACACCTGAACAAACTCATTCGGCACAAGATCTGCATCAGGGTCGCATACAACATTCCAGCCATTACGAATTGCTGGAAACATGGAGTCGCCAGTGCCTTTAATGCCATAAGCTCTTGGACCCGCTGTATGAGTTGGAACATAGCCATCACCCGCATTTCCGTCATACCCCATATCAGTGAAGTACCCATCCATTCCCATCTTTGAATAAGCTTTGACGGGAACGTATCTTTTTTGAATAGGGAATGGTTTATCTGATGTTTGAACAAACTTAACAGCTTCTTCACTATCTGGAATATTGTACTTCTGCTTAAAGGCTTCAATATCAAGAACATTTAATTGAACAGCATTGTTGTCCAATTGGGGGCCGCTTTCATCACCATTTGTTATATACGAAGTGGACACACCAAAATAAGCGGCCATTTTACTTAAAGGATCAGCTTTAGGTGCATATGCATCTTTCTCCCAACCAGTGACATTAGGCGCACTAACCCCGACGATTTTTGCCAAATCGCCTTGAGTTAATTTCTTTTCTCTTCGTAAGGCGCGAATACGCTGGCCCATAGTTTCTAGTTTCTTCATATAAGTTATCTTACATCTTGCAAAAATAAGTTATCTTTGTTTTAATACTAAGAAATCTTATTTTTGAGGTTGAGCAAATGACCAAACAGGAAGCTTACAAGTTGCTTGGTGTGAATGGTGTTGGCTTAGCAAAGTTATTAGGGATAGAGCCTCCTGCTGTATACCAGTGGCCAAATGAAAAAATCCCTTTAGCTCGCGAATACCAAATCAGAGACTTAGCAAGTGGCAAAGAGCCAATTAAACGAACTAATGCAACCGCTTAGGAACTAAACCATGAGCAAATTATCTAACGACTTATCTGCAAGAGCCAGAAACACAAGAGCTTTAGTAATGCAGGCTCTTGCATCAAAAAATAATGGCGAAATTGCGGACAGACTCGGAGTAGATGCGAGCACCTTATCAAGAATGAAAAATGATAAGAAATCCAATGGCTTGAGTGAGATTGAGAACGCTTGTGCATTATTGGATGCGCTTGGATTAAAAGTTATTCCAGAAAATTACGAATGCTATGACCGTCAATTTGTTGAGTCTATTTTCTTTTTAGCTCGTCTTTCTATGGCTAGAGCTTCTGACATCAACGATTACCAACATACAGATTTATCTAAGCGTTTATCAGAACTTGGATATTAAAAAACCGCTTCCTGCGCGAACAGGTTAGCGGTCCAGTTATTCATTACAGGAGCAATGAATGAAAACAAATTTAGCACATAAGCATGAGCCACCTCAAGCAGAGGTGCTCAAGTTTCCTAAAAAAGAGCGACCAGCCATGTCTGAGAAATTCGACAAAGGCTACGTTATGTCTAGTCGGCTTTATCGAAATGAAGTTAAGCCATTTCTTGGTGATGCTGCTCGTAACGTTTATGCCGAGCTAGAGGAATATATTAGCGGGTTTAACAAGGAATCTGACTTTGTTAGCTACTCACAGTTGCAAGGTAGAAAAATTGAAGGCCTCGAGGAGCATGTTCGTAAATTAAGCACAGCTACTGTACGTGCTGGATTAAAACAATTGATTGAGTATGGTGTTATTTCAATTATCGCTACTAATCCAAAGCTTGGAAACAAGTACAAATTAAATGAGATTTCACTTGTTGAGCACTTTAGTAATAAAAGCACTTCAGAAAATAAAGCACTTCAGAAACTAAATAGCACCACTTTAGAAACTAAAGCGCAAGGCACTTTAGAAACTAAAGACACAATAGATATTATTTATAGATATTTAATTATAGATAATTTATTTAACTCGCTTCGCTCAAACAAACCGCTTGAAGCTCATTTTTTTGTTTATCAAGAAACTCAAAAACAGATCCTTCTTGAACAACAAAAACTAGAAGCTGAAGAGAAAGCAAAAGCTGAAAAAGAACGCAAAGACAGAGTACGCAAGTTAAGTTTTGATGAAGTTATCAAACTTACTAAAAACACCTTTGCAACCCTTTGTGATCTTGAACTTTGGGAACAGTACGTAGCAAACCGTTCTCAACAAGCTAAAACCAAATTAACTAAGAATGCTCTAAACGCTATCTACAAAGACTTCATTGAATGGGGTTATGAAGGTTCTAACCAATCTTTAAAAACCTCAATCACTGGAAACTATCAAGGTCTATTCGCTCCAAAACAACAGAATCATGGTTTTGGTAATCAAAGCCAAGCTTCAACTCGTATGTCTGAAATTCAAGAGTTAATCGCAAAAGAGGAGGCTGGCTATGAACAGTATGGTTTCTAGCAATCAAAACGCTGTAGAACATATCAACTCTGCAAAAGTTGTCGGTATCTTCAAAGCAATTGCCCCACGTTCATTTGAAAAAACCTTTGAAGGAATCAAAACAGAACAAATCAATCATGCAATGAAGATCTGTATTGATGGACTTACTCGTGAACAAATAGATAAAGGCCTTTGCATGGTCCGTGACAGTGGCTACTGTCCTGATCCTGCAATGTTTCGCAAGTGGTGTTTAGGTATTCAAGGTTTCGGTACTGAGCAGCAGCGTGCAGTTGATTCATTCAAAAAGAAGAATGCAGCTTTAGCTAACATTGTCAAATGGCTTTCTGACCGTGATGTTGAAATTACAAATGCAGAAAAAGAAGCTTACAACCGTTGTTATGAGATGTTTTCAAATCTCAACTACTCGAATAACTATGAGCGTTCTTCGTATTACGCATATGAAGCATTCAAAGATAACTATGTTGATGTAGTGAATGAGTTTGTTGAAAAAGGGATTACGCAGACGAAATGGTCTAAGCCACCCCAAATAGATCTCAGTGTTCTGTGTGCCGAAACTGGCAGCGAGGAAAAAGCAGAAGCAACTCCAATGACAAAAGAGGATTTTGACAAGCGTACAGCATATGTTGAATCACGTATTCCACAAATCATGTCTGATCGGAACTGTGACAAATCAATGGCAAAGCTTTATGCCATGGCTGAGTACCACAGTTCAAGAGTGGAAGAGAGAGGTGCAGCGTGAAAACTTTAAATAGAACAAAGTAATTAAACTTTGATGACCAGCTTAGCTTACTCGTGTTTGGCTGTCATGCATCAGCGCCTTTCAGTGTCAAAGACGTGAAGGAATCAGTGTTTGATTTCAATCGAGGAACCATCTACAGCAATCTTCAAAAATTTGTTGAATGGAAATATTTCGAACGTGTTGGGAAAAATCATTACAAGGCAACTCAATACGCAAAAGACATCCTGAATGTTAAAGGGGGGCTGAAAGCATGATCGAATTTGCAGATTACAACTCAATGATGAAGCTCCGCAGAGATTACAACCTCGGTACTCGTAATGAAGAAACAAGAGCAGCAGCGAACCTCTACGAGAAATTAAGAAAGCTGAAAATGCTAGACCAGTTTAAGCAGGAAGCCATGACTAAACGTTACAAGGAGGCGGTATGAGCATGATCGTATTTCCATTAAAGAAGGCGGAAAAGTTAGATCGACTTTGCTTGTGTATTAATTGCGGAAAGCTATTTGTTGATGCTGTTGATAGTAAAGACCTTGGCATTTGTTCACTTTCTTGTGGCTATGCATTCCGCGGAATTAGTTGGAGTGACTTCCTATGAAGCCAGAACAGTTTATTCGTGAGTTTGGCGAAAAGAAGGCGAGAGAGGTTGTTGAAGGCATCCCAAGCAAATATATGGAGTGTTACTACTCAACATTATGCTACTGCACCAAAGCAAAAAAGTATTCAGATCGTTTTAATCCAAGAATTGAACTTGTGAACATGGCGGATCTCAAACGCTTGGTGGAGTCGATTGATCTGATCAAGTGGCATGGTGGCACTAAGTTTGCCAAAGACTACCTAGCGCGGAATAAAGCAAAGCATCCAAATGTAAGCGGCTGGGATGAATTGGAGCAGGCAATCAAAGACCACGAATCAATATACGGAGGCGGGGATGAGTAAATTCAAGAATGAAGTGAAAGCCACGCTAAAGGATTTTAAAGAGCTTTATACACATGACTGGCATGAGTTTAGCAATGCGGGGCAGTTCTATAAACAAGCATTCCGTGACTTTGCATACGCCACAAAACTTTTACTGATTGGGGTGCTTGGCATTATCTGCCTGATTGTAGCTCCATTCCTAATTCCCTTTGCAATCATGATTCGGACGATAAAAAAATGAAATCAAATACACATAAAACAATTCACTTGTTAGCACAAGACAAAGACGGCTCATTAATCAAAGCAATGCAGCAATACCGTTTAGTTGAGGTTGATGACGTTCTTAAATCACGCGGCACATTAGAGTTTGCAGGGAGGATGGTGACTGCTGTTAGACCACATCCAAATAATGATGATTCTTGGCAGGTTGAAACTGGCGAAGGCTTAATCTGGGTTGAAGAAAAGAACTTGGAAAGTTTAAAAGGATCCAGCCATGAGTGAGTTTAAAGAGTTCAAAGTTGGTGATTGGATCATTGATCCACTAATTGGTGACAAAGTTATTAAGTGTCATGACGGCTATTTACGAGAAATGAAGTTCTTTGGCTCTGTAATGCGCCACGCCACACCAGAAGAAATCGCAACTGGCCACCGCATTGATAAACCATCGAATCCGAGGGAATTAGAAACCCTAGACAAACCAGAAAACCACATTTCGACGAATTGCAAAGTGGAGGATGTTTGAGATGGATAACTACATCAACAAAGTAATTGAGCAGATGCAAGAGGACTGCGAGTCATTTGCAAATATTGAATGGGTAAAAAGAATTCTAACTGAAATGAGCCAGCTTTCTTATGAAGCTGGTCAGCAGTCACAGCAAGCGAAAGTGGAGGAGCTGCAACGCAGAAATCAGATGCTTAACGACAACATAAAAGAGCAAGGTCAAAAGCTCGTTTATCAAAACGAAGTGATTGAAACACAAGCTGAAAAACTGCTTGGTTTAAGAGATGAGAAAGCAGAGCTGCAAAAGCGGGTGAAATTCCTTGAGCAAGAATTAGGTGCATGGAAAGGGAAATCAATAGCAGCAATGGTAAATGGCATGTGTAAACAATGTGGCAAAGAACCATTGCAGGCAATAGTTTCTGATAAAGAGGGTTATGCACTTCTACATTGTTTTGGATGTGGCGCAGACAAGTATGAATTGATTGGAGAACAAGCGCTCAAGGGGGAAGGATGAAAGCAATCAAGATCCCATGTGAGCATGACTTGCTAAGTAAGGACGATGACATATGGGCTAATGCTGTGATGCGCTGCAAGGGTGGAAGCCCTTACTGTGGCGCAGACGGTTATTGCCATGCAGGTGGAACTTGCTTTGCTGACCAAGAGCTAACAAGAGAGCAAGCAATCTTAGAAGTAGATCGCCTAGCTCAAGAATTACATAACTCAAAGATTGAAAACGACAAGTTAAGAAATGCAGCTAGTCAGCTTGTTAATCAACTTGAATTGGCGAAAGAGCAGAACCTAAAGAACGGTAATGATCAGAGAGTATTTGCTTTGAAGTTCTGTATCCATGAAATCAAGAAAGCGATGGGGTGACCAATGACCACATTCAAAGAGGCTCAAAGGGTCCAGTCACTGAAGGCAGCTCGTTCTAAGCGGTTCAATAGAGTGCCTACAGAAGATCAAGAACAGATGACACTCATGAGTTGGGCGCATCGTGTGAAGTATGGTTCAGGTCGTTTGAGTGATTACTTATTCCATATTCCTAATGGTGGCTCAAGAAACATAATTGAAGCTGCAAAGTTTAAGAAGTTGGGCGTGAAGGCTGGTGTTCCAGACCTTCAGCTAATTGTTCCAAATGGCGAGGTGCACGGGCTTTGGATTGAGTTGAAGTCAAAGAAAGGGAAATTGCAACCAAGTCAAAGACTCATGATCCAACGCTTAGAAGAACAAGGCTACATGTGCAAAGTCTGCTTCGGTGCAGATGAAGCCATAGGTGAAATTAAAAAGTATTTGATGATTTAGGGTGACGGTATGAATGCGGCAGTGAATACACAATTGAAAAGAAAACATTTCTCAGTGGCAATCAACTGGCATGAGAAGCCAATTGAATGGCATCTAGAGCAATATGGGTCATGGTTATTGTTGGATGATCATTATTTTAGTCTTGGTGAATCAAGTGTACTAGGTCATTTGATTGATACTGCTAATGGTGTTGTAGTTGATCGTCGTCAACGTGTTGCCCCACTATGTAAAATCAATGATGAGCATGCCGATGCAGTGGCAGATATGCTTACTCACTTAATGCAGAATGAAACAACTAAAACAAAGCAATGGATGAGAATTGTCATAATGTTTTATGTTGAATTCAAGTCAGAGGAGACAATTGCTAAGAAGCTTGGAGTGTCTGAATTCTCAGTAGCTCGCGACAAAATGTTAGGCATGGTTCGCTTGGCTACTAAATATCAATTCAAAAGTCGCATAATAGGAGCTTGAAAGTCAGGGTGTACTTTGATATATTCATGTTATAGTGACCGTAGTGTATGTGGTTCACTGCATTATTTAAAAAGCTCACTTAATCGTGGGCTTTTTTGCTTTTATGCCCTACGAGCTTAGAACATTGGATTCCGATGTGCTGGACTGGATTTCTAGTCGATGCTTAAACGTAGGGCTATTTTTTTTGGAGGTTCACATGCTCCGAATCATCAGGCAAGTATTCTGTTTTCATGTTTGGGAATATGAATCCGACATGTTCAATCAGAAAGAATGCAGAAAGTGTGGAAAGATTAAGTGTTTGTAGCCCTGTCGTTTGACGGGGTTTTCTTTTTTGGAGAAGACAATGGCTGCTTTTATCGTTCTTGTTGTCATGTTCTTAACCATTCCTGTTTGTTATCTAATTAAATGGTATCAAGACTACAAGGCATGGAAGTTTCATAAAAACAGAAGCCGTCCTTTAAACCCGTGGTCTGATTGGTGAGTCTATGGACACAATCGAAGCGAAGAAGAATTTAGATTTACTCTACAAAGATCGGTTTAATCTTGAGAATTTGAATCATCTCAATGCGACACATCAGTTCAAGCAAGACTGTAAACGTCGAATTAGAGATATTGATGTGCAGATTGCTAACATCAAACAGAACCTTAAAAATGCGTGATGCAAAGCGACTGGCTGCAATAAGAAAATTACCATGCGTTAGATGCGGCTATCCTCACTCACAAGCGGCTCATTCAAATTACGGCAAGCATGGCAAGGGCAAAGGAATAAAAGCCTCAGATGCGTTTACAGTGCCGTTGTGCCACAAGTGTCATTTTCTATTTGATACTTATCAGTTGGGCACAAGGCAAGAATCAGAAGCTCTATTTGATGGTTGGTTAGAAAAAACAGAGCGGATGCTTAATCTTAAAGATGATGAGGTGTTTTGAAATGGAACCTAGATTCGTCATCAAAAACCATTCTGACATTAACTATGTAATTGGCTATCTCAATAGTAATCATGCTAAGGCAGCGAGTGAAGGGAAGCCTTTAGTCGTATTGATTGCACCTCAAGAGAAAGACCGGACAAAGGCTCAAAACCGTTTGTACTGGATGTGGCTTAATCAGTGGGCTAAACGTCAAGGTACAGATAAAGACTATGAGCATCTGTTCTTTAAGAAGAACTTCCTATCAAAAATCTATGATCGTGATGACGTTGGCCAATACAAAAAAACATTCAAGGCTGTAAGAGAATTAAAGGATTCTAAGCATCCTCTTTATCAAGATGTTGCAAATGGACTATGCGAGCTAATGAGCACGACAGACGCAAGTACAGCTCAATTCACTGAATACCTAAACGACATTCACGCCTTCTGCAACAAACAAGGGTGTTATTTGGAAACGCCTGATGATCTTAAGTATGTGCTTGAATAATTGCCAATTTCATATTATTAATGTCTCTCACTTTATAAAATGAGAAACTAACAAATGACAATGAATAACCTTGAATATGAAGCAGTAATTGAATGTGAAAAAATTAAAGGTAAAGCAGCAATTGCTGTGGCAATACTAAGCAATTGTGGTGGCCATGGTGTTATGGATTTAAGCGAGTTAAGTAGAGATAATTTACTTAAATATATTAAAGAGGTTCAAGCAACCTTAGATGAATAATACGAACCGCCCAAGTGGCGGTTTTTTAATGGGTGAGATTTATGGCGGAGTTAAAACTAACTCCGAAGCAAGAGAACTTTTGCCAATTGTTTATCGAATTGGGGAACGCTTCGGAGGCGTATCGACAAGCCTACGATGCGGATTCAATGAATGAAAACACGGTCAACCGTGAGGCTAAAAGATTACTTGAGAACCCCAAGATTACCACAAGGCTTGAGCTAATTAGAAAGGAACATCAAACCCGCCATAATTTGACTGTAGATGACTTACTTCAAGAATTAGAAGAAGCACGTAAAGCAGCTTTTGAAGGAGAGCGGGTTCAGGTGTCTGCGGCAGTTGCCGCAACAATGGGTAAAGCTAAGTTGCTAGGATTGGATAAGGTGAGTGAACTTCAAGTGAAGAAACAAGAGCTTGAAATAGCGAAACTCCAAAAAGAACTTAATCCAGAAGAAGATGAAGATGTAACCCCAGTACAGGTGACTATTCATGTTGTAGATGCGAGTAAAAAAGATGCCGAACATCAATCCAACACTGAATGTGCCTCAGGCTAACTTCCTACAATTACCAAATAAATTTAGAGCGTTCGTTGCCGGGTTTGGTTCAGGTAAAACATGGGTTGGTTGTTCAAGTCTTTGTGATAAGTCTTGGTCTTTCCCTAAAGTGCCGTTGGGTTACTTTGCTCCAACCTATCCGCAGATCCGAGATATCTTTTTCCCTACGATTGATGAAGTAGCTTTCGATTGGGGATTGAAGACAAAGATCTATGAATCTAACAAAGAAGTTGATCTTTACTATGGCCGCCAATATCGAAGCACAATTATTTGCCGATCAATGGAAAAGCCCAACACTATTGTAGGTTTTAAGATTGGTCATGCGCTGATTGATGAGCTTGATGTGATGACAAAGGTCAAGGCTCAACAAGCTTGGCGGAAGATCATTGCTCGTATGCGATATAAACAAGCTGGTTTGTTGAACGGTATTGATGTTGCAACAACGCCAGAGGGCTTTAAGTTCACTCATGAGCAATTTGTCAAAGAAGCAAACTTAAGCGATGCTAAGCGCGCACTTTACGGAATGATTCAAGCTTCAACTTACGACAATGAAGCCAATCTCCCTGATGACTACATTGCATCATTGTTTGAGTCTTATCCACCTCAATTGATTTCTGCTTACTTAAAAGGCCAGTTTGTTAACTTGACGAGCGGGGCAGTTTATCCAGACTTCGACCGAACCTTAAACCACACAGATGAAGAAATTAGACCTAATGAGGCTTTGCTCATTGGTATGGACTTTAACGTCTTAAAGATGGCTGCTGTGGTTTATGTCATTCGAGATGGCAAGCCAAGAGCTTTAGATGAGCTGGTAGGCGTTCGTGATACGCCAACTATGGCTGATCTTTTGATTGAAAAGTTCCCAAACCATGAGATGACAATTATCCCTGATGCGGCAGGCCAAGCTACTTCATCGAAAAAGAGTAGCGAATCTGATCATGCAATATTGAGACAGAAAGGTTTAAGGGTGGAAGTAAATTCAACAAACCC